AAAATCCCCTAATCCTATTAGACTTTCTAAAACGAAGTCTGGTATTCCTAGGGTTATTCCTTGTATACATCGAAAGAGAATATTAATGGGTGATAATAATTTGATTCGTCTGTGATTATCTCTCTTTTCTATTTATCGGGTATTGGTATACCCTGGTAAATTGAAACTTGAGACTATCACTGACGATTCACCCTTCTCTTCTTTAAATGACCAACAAAGGAACTCTATAATCTCATTTCTTGGAAATTGAGAGTTTATGAAGTTCTTTTGACTTAAGTTTATGAAATTACCCTTTTCTAGATATTGAGACCGTGGTTACTCTTGTCATGCGTTCAATTTAGACGTACTTGAAGGTATTACTGCCTTCAGTATTTCTAAATCTGGACCATTCACAAGTGGTACTACTGTCAATACATCTCCAGAATCATTATATCATGCGGCTGCCATGTTCTACAGTGCTTCAGGTAAGAAATTACTTGAAGCATTGGAAAGATATGTCGGTCCTACTGATAATAATAAGAGGTTTTTAATTTATTTACTTAAGTATTCTCATTTGGCTGTTGATAAAACTAATAGTTTTTCCCGTTCTCATGTCTTCCTTCCTGATAATCCTGATAGGCCTGATTTTGGTTTGATGAGTCTTTTACCTACTGATGGAAAACTTCCTCAGTCTGTAGAAGACAAAATCTCTTCAAATTATGCTGTTCTGGGAAAGTTAGGTTTTAAGGATGAGGCTGCGGGTAAAATTAGAGTATTTGCTATGGTGGATGCTTGAACTCAATGAGCTCTTCGTCCTCTACACAAATACTTGTTTGATCTTCTTCGTTCAATACCAATGGACGGAACATTTGATCAGAATAAATCTGTTACTTCTATATCTGATATAAAAGGTAAAAGGTTTTATTCTTTTGATCTTTCCGCGGCTACTGATAGATTACCTATACAGCTTCAGGTTCGTATTCTAAGCGCCTTTTTTGGCGAACATAGAGCGAAACCTTGAGCTGAACTATTAGTTGGTCGATATTATTATATTTCTAAGTCTCGATTTAAGTCTTTCTTCCCTGATAAGGAAGAAAAACATCGTTTCTTGAAGTATAAGGTCGGTCAACCAATGGGTGCTCTATCCTCATGAGCCATGTTGGCAGTTACTCATCATTACATCGTGCAATTCGCATGATGAATGTTGGGTAAACGTTCGATCTTTAAGGACTATAGAGTCCTTGGTGATGATATCGTTATCTTCAATAGACAAGTTGCTTCTAAATACAGATGAATTATGAAGACATTAGGGTTAGAGATTAATCTCTCTAAATCTTTAATGTCTAATCATTCATTTGAATTCGCTAAACGTTTTGTTTATAAATCTAAGGACGTATCTCCTCTTTCCTTAAAAGAAATTAATGGTATAGGTGAAAACCTTTTATCGTTAATGTCTTTAGGAAAGAAGTGGAATATGTCATTAGCTGCGATGTTAAGATATATAGGTGCAGGATATAAGACATTGGGTTCTTTTAACGATCGTCGTATTAGAGGTGCCACACCAAAATTGCGTGTTGCTCTTTTATATTGACTTCGTCAGAATACCTCTGCTTATAATTTCTACACTTCTATTTCTTTATCTCGTCAGTATCAACTCGATTCTCAATCTAAGGTTTCCTTAGTTGAGGAAGTGTTGGTTCTTTATAAAGATATCATTTATGATATTATTAAACGTAAAGTGAAAAATTTAGAAAAACTTAAGTCTATGTATGGAGATAATGCATTAATTCATCAAGTTTGATATAGTTCTGCTGTTGACTGAGTTAAAAAGCTAGAAGCTGCTGAAATTTATTTCAACAGTATAGCTAGACAACTCAGACTCGAGTCAGTTATAGATTGGGCAGCTGTCAATGCTGGTGAACCGAGGGAAAAGGGTGTAGATATTTTTCTTCAAGAGCTGCGAGATTGACTTTCAATTGTCTCTTCGTGTCCTGATTTTACATCTACCGTCTTTCGTAAGAGAGATGATGATGAAGATCACAAACATGATTTGACACTGAAGGTCTTTGTTCGTGAGGTTGGTATATGAATGACTATTAATTCTTGACTGTCTGGTCACAACTTTAAAGTTGTTCCCCTACAGTTAGAGGTTGATAAGTCTGATGAGGGTCTTTATAAAGATGAAGTTTTATTTCCTCCATTATCAAAGAAAGCTATGATTGCCGATATTATTCGTCAGATAGCCTTTTCGATACCAGGAATGAAGTATCTATGATCTACAGGTGATGATTTGATTATATGGAGACAGACAAGAAAGAGTCGTTTCGGTAACTTTCAAGGTAAACCTATGAAAGATTTACCAAACGGTTTCTTCTTTTTCTCTTATCCATATTCTCGATTTCTTCCAAATCTTTGAATAGGTAAAAGACTTGTATGATGATGATATCCTAAGATTAAAAAGGATTATCCAAATGTTGATCTTGTTGTTACTAAGCCTTTTGATACTGTTACTAAGGGAGATATATCAGATTGGGTTTCAGATTTTAATCTTCGTCACAATGAATTAGTAGGTCCTAAAGACCCTAATACTAAAAGATTGTGAGAGATTAAAGCTGAATCTAATCGATTATCTTCTCTTCAGTATATTTATCAAATGCTTGTGCGACGAGCTCCTTTGGATCGTCCTATCTCGGATCCTCAAACTTATACAATTGTCTGAATCTATCAAGATTTAAAGAAATTATTATTACCTAATAGATTATATTTACCTCTTCCTTATATTAAGAAGGCTCCTTATGAATTTATAAAAGCATTCATAAGCTTTTTGATAATCTGGATTTTATTACTCCATTTTGATCCTCTTTCGATAGGTACCTATGTACCTTACAAGGAAACCCTTATGGAATATTGTGATTCAGCTACCGTCTCTGCCACTTCTAAAGTCGCAGAGATTATAGTAGAACATAATAGGAAATGGGATAAGTGGATGTTGTGAATTGGTGTCTTTCTTTTATCCTTATTAACAGGTTATTCTTTAATCTGTTGAATTGATAATATGAGAGATCCTCATTCACTTGACAACTTACCTCCATTTAACTATCCTGATAATACCCTTGATGAACCAAGATGATGATCCAAAGTATGAGATATTGCTAAAGATCGTGGTTTTGGTGTAACAGAACCTGATAAGATTGATCACTTATTAGGTGGTGCTAGCAA